CTGGGGACCAGGATCACCCTTCTCGCCCCGCTCCCCGGCGGGCCCGATGGAACCAAGATCACCAACTGGCCCGACGTCACCTCGCTCGCCCTTCTCGCCACGCTCGCCGTTGAGCCCGTCAGCTCCGCGCTCTCCCTGGTCACCACGCTCACCCTTTTCTCCGGGAACGCCGGCCTCGCCCTGGTCGCCTCGCTCGCCCTTCTCGCCTGGCTCGCCTCGCTCTCCCGGCTCACCCTTCTCACCGAGGTCACCGCGTTCACCTCTTTCTCCCTGAGCTCCTGGGTCACCGCGTTCTCCCTTTTCTCCCTGTGGTCCGACCTCACCGCGCTCACCCGGAGGACCAACTAAACCTTGCGCGCCATCCTTCAACTCAGCGAGCCTGGAATTGATCCGCCCACTGAGCGTGGCGACCTGAGCCTCCAGTCTGGATATGATGGCGGACGATTGAGCCTCCATCAACTTGCAGTGACGCTCCCACTGCTCGCTCTGTTTGTCCAGCGTATCGGCTAGAGCTATTCGCCACGCGTCAAGAAGAATTTCGGCGCCGCTGTCCAATTCGCTCGGTGAGCCTAAGCAGGTTTCTGACTTCCCGTTGGATGTCATCGTGGTTACCTTTCTCGGGCGGAGGTTTATCGCCCGGAGGCGGAGGCTTGTCGGCCGGACCGAGGGCCGGAGGAGCCGCCGGGGCCGCAGGAATTTTACTGGCCGCGCTCAGCGGAACGACTTGTTGTTGCACTCTGGGCTCATCTCCATACGGAACAGATTCGAGACCCTCCAGGTTACGAGCCTCATTGGGCGCGTAGATGCCGCCCTGAACTGCTCTGGCCAAACCCTCGAGCCGATCCTTGAACGCCGACCTGAGCAGAGCGGCTGTATCAAACTCAACGTACTCATCCGGCTGCCCCTTGAGTTGAAATAAAACGCCGAACGCCTCCTCGACGTGGTTGAGACAGAAGCCGAGACCCATGGCGATCCAGCTCTGCATCAGTAGCTCGGTGGAAGAATACGCGGTCCCGCCCAGTCCCAAGATTTGGAGTGGGACCCTGAACGCCAGAGCGATATGCTCGTTCGAGAGCTTGAGCATCTCTGCCGTTGCCGCGTCTTTTCCACCTACCGCCCAAGGCTGGACCTTCAGACCCGCGGTCAAGATTGGAGAACCGCCCTGGTTGAGTTGCTTGGTCTGCTCATTCCAGCGATCACGCAGGGCTTGGACCTGGTCCTTATCGAGTACCAGGTCGGTGGACAACACGGCCGACGGCCTGGCCTCATTCATGTAGAACGAGGTTTGCTGTCTGGCTATGGCCTCTGACACTCCGATGTCACCATAGGCTGAGACGATCGGGCTCTCTCCGACCAGCGGGGTTGGATAACGCCGCTTCTCGACGTGGAGCCTGACGTGGAGCACGTCGCGCATTGGTACGACCAGATACTCTTCGTTCAGCATCTTGGCCATCACGTCGTTGCCGCCCAGCCAATAGAATATCTCTCCGTTGATCGCTATGCGAGGATAGGACATGTCTGGGTTCATCATGTGAAGCTCTGCGATTTCGTAGCGATCATTACGCAGAGCCAGCGCATAGGCGTTACCGTTCACATACAGCGAACGCACGATATTCAACATAAAATCACTGATCGACTGATAATCGTTCGGGTGTCGCAAGATGCGGGCGAGCGCAGAGTTTTTCACCCTGTCTCGCCCGCCCTTGTTGTTCAGTCGCCAATGGTCTCCCGGACACATGGCGACAGTCTGCGCGTAAGCCGACACGCAGGCCTCGACCATGGCCGAGCACGTAGAGGCGTACAGGGGGTTGTAGCCCTCCTGCCACCAGTTGACCGCCGCGCCACTTGGCAACCACCCTCCGGTGAGCGGTAGATAGTACGGCCCAGAACGGAAGCCGCCCTCGACCGTCTTCAGGACAGACCTCAAGGCATTGGCGATCAGAGCTCGCATTCAAGGTTACTCTTGTGCCTTGGTTGACCTGGTCGAATAGGATTGAGGCTTGGAGTGCGATGCGGCCTCCATACTCTTGTTCTGGGCCACGTTGGGATCAGGATCGCTCCCGTCCGGTTCGTGCTCCAGGATGTGACCGCCTAGCGCGACGATGTTATTCTCTTCTTGGGTCGGCGTCGGCTTGCCCTTGGAGCGAGCAGCAAACTCGGCCCTAGATTTATCGGACGCCTTGCGATCTGTCTCGAGTTGCTTCTTGACATTTTCGTTGACTTCGGTCGTCATAAAACTTCTCCATTTTCTCAGAGGTCTTTAGACAGGCGGCGGCGCAAGCCGTCGCCTGTCAGTTTTTCACCAGCTAACGTTCTGGGTCCAGGCCACAGTGCCCGCGCGGCGCTGCAGCCAATTCAGCGGCAGGACCATTCGCAGAGCGAGACTGTCCGTCTGGAACAGCGAGCGCTGCGGCGCTGCTACCGTACTCGGAGAGCCAACCAGCTCTTGCGGGTTGGTATCCTCCATGTGGAGGGTGGCCTGGTCGGACATTTCCATCCGAGGAGCGTCACCACCAACGACCACGAAGTCGGCCGCGTCCATCAAGATCATCGTCTTCGCCGGAACGGTGGCGCTATCGATGAACGGGATGGTGGCCAGAGTGCCGCCGCGAATTTCATCGCGGAACGGGAAGATGCCGGTGTTAGCGGCAGAGAGCAGCGACGCGCGGAGCATGTCGGTCTGATTGACCAGCCACACCAGGTTGCGCACGTTGCCCAAGGTTGCCGTGCTGATCGCGTTGATCAGCCCAACGATGTCTCCTACGATACCGGCGATGCCACCGCCAGCTGTCGGAGGAGTTGAGGCCACGGTATTGAGCAGACCGGCCGGCCTGATCACGGTGGCCGGGTTGGCGTCGATCAGCACACTGTCGACCGCCACGCTGGTGTCCTGCTGGATGGCTTCCCTGAGCAACCCCTCGATCGCCGGGATGGAATGCTCGTCCATCTCCCGCGTCCAGGTGGTGATCACGGCCATCTTCTTCGGGGTGAGCGTCTGGCTGGTGAATGCTCCCTGCCGGACCGGGATGGCCAGACCCTCACCCACGAACGATCCAGCCAGGCTGGGCGTGCGAGAGCGAGTAGGAATGACGATCTTGCCGGACGTCCCAAAGCTCAGGGCCAGCCCTCTCGTCGCGAGACGAGTGAGGATCGCCTTGGGCATCAGTAACGGCATCAGGGCCGCGTAGGTGGTCTGCACGAGCTCCTGGGCCCAACCAGACACTGAGGTCATGGCCGGGGCAGAGGACGCACGGAGCACGATGTCGGCCACGATCTTGGTGGCCTCATCCTTGTACTCCGGATGACGCTCGGCAATTTTCATCCTCGCCGCATCCAGAGTGCTGCCGGCCGCCTTGGCAAAATATGCCAGAGTGCCAGCCTTGACGAACAGCTCAACTATATCGATGCTGTCCTTCTTCCTGTTCAGGATAACCGACGGAGCCGCCGGCCTATCCTCTCGCGTGATAACAGTGGTGCTGAGTGCGCGAGAACCCTCCGGACCAGTCGTCTTGGCCAACAGCTTCTCGCTACCAAGCAAACTCTCACGAGTCTTTTCGAGTTGAGCGATATCATCGTTCAACCTGTTATTGATCTCAATGTCAGCGTCGCTGACATTATCGTTGTCCATCTTCTCGAGGTGGGCCTCGAGTGCCTCACGCTTGGAGGTGATCTTGGCCTCCAAATCCATAATACGCTGAGCTAGGCTAGACATGAGTCCGCCCTTTCCATCACGATTGCTTTTGGCGTGCCCGCCGTTAAACCCTCGACGCTTGACTCGACCTCCATTGCCTTGCCCGGCGAAGATCATGCCCATAATCTCGGGCGATATATTCAAGCTCTTGGCCACAGCCAGCGCGTTCGGATTGGCCGGAACGGCCACTATGCTGCATTCCACTAGCTCACACTTAGTATAGACAGAACCCCAATCGGTGCCCTCCCTATCCTTACGCTCTATCGGTTTGAAACCAACAGAGACTGCCTTCAGTATGTCGGCGTCAACCAACCTCCTGACCTCATCGATCCTGTCACTGGTCCCCTCCGGAGCCAATTCGAGATTGGCCCTCAGCTGGAGGTTCTCCACCCGGATGTTGCTCCACGTCCCGATCGGGAAGTCGGAGCGGTGGCCGAACAGTGCGATCGGATTTCTCTTGAACTGCTTGAAGTCCCAACCGTCGCTCATGATCACGTCGTCCATACGGTCCGGTGTCTCATCGGACAATATGAACTCCATCCCATTGACCTTGCCGTCGTGGGTCTTGTGCTTGACCCTCACCGCGCCGATCGATCGATCTTCCCAAAGCATCTGGCAGACGTCCTCGTTGCCGATCTCGTCCACGCAGTCACTGATGAACTCATCCTCCTCGTCGTCCTCATAGTCGCCTGGGTCTGGCACCTGCTTGTCCTTGTTGCGCCAGATGTCCATGCAGATGGCCACCGCCTGTTCCTGCGGTCGCTTGTCCGCCCCAGTGCCGATCATCTCCGGCACGCAGCGGGCCATGAAGTCGCTCTCGCTCTCACCCTTATGTGGCTTGATAGGCATCGCGTGGCCTCCTCATGAAAGCCAACCAGGAGTTTCTCACACCCACGATCGGCCAACCCTGCTCACAGAGACTTACCAATGTCTCGGTGACTTCTACGGATGGATTTTGAAAATCGTGCCAGACGATGATCCCGCCGGGCCTGACCAAGTCTCTGGCGATCAGGCTCTCGTGGGTCACCGCCGGAAAGCTGTGGTCGCCGTCTATGAATACCGCGTCGCAAGGCTCGAGGTCGCCGGCCTCAAGCTCCTGGGTGGGCGAGCTCAAGAGATGGAAGCGGGCATCATCAGCGTAACATCCAGCGCTCTGGGGCACCTCACCGAGTTGACACACCAGCGTGGTCAAGTGTCCGGCGGGCACGTCCACGCCTATGTACTTCTCCAGCGTCGGCACGTTCTCCAGCACCCGCTTCGCGGTGATCCCCAGATTGCACCCAAACTCGATCATCACCCTGGGTCTCACGCTCTTGACCAGATCGATCAGTATCGAGCACTCATTGGCCCCGAGGTACTCGGAGAATGGTCCGATCACCTGCGGGGAAGATATGTTCTCGGTCATCATCTCTGGGCCAGCGCGCTGGTCCAGTCGCCGTCAACCGTCTGCCTGAGCAGGCGGACATTGTCGTACCAATTGGCCAGCCACCTCCAGCTCGCCCAGTGAGACAACAGCCCGTAGACCTTGGGATGGCCAATCGCCCCGGCCAAGTGCAGGGCGGCGGTGTCCACGGAGATGATCTCATCCATGCAACGCATCATCGCCGCGCAGTCCGCAAAGTCTTCAAACTCGTGGGTAATCACGCCGCACTCTCTGGCCCGCTCGTGGTCCTGGCTCTGGACGCTGTGGAGCTCGCCGTCGCCGCCGAGCAACTCAGCGAGCAATCCGACGTCGATCTCTCTCGGATAATCACCCGGGCTCGGCTTGCCTATCGACCACGCCAGACCGATCTTTTTTCGCCTCGAGGTCAATCTGACGTGCCACTTGTTGACCAACCGAAGATCGGCGCCAGAATTTAGATAACTCTCTCCGCTCACCAGCTCCGGAGTTACTGCTCTGGCGTGGAGCAGATGGAGCATCGGACAGAAGAAGTCACCGCCGACCTGACCGATCACGTTCGGAATAACACGGCCGACCTGTCTGGCCAAACCCACCAGCTCCGGGGGCATCACCATCACCGAGCTGTTCAATTCCCTGACGAACCGCAGACACATGATCGTATCGCCAAAGCCATGGGCGTGGAGCAACAGAAGCCTGTTCCCATCGAGCTGCTCACCCCTCCACGGTCTCAGTCCGAGTGAGAGCGCTTGCTTGACCTGGGGTCTCATGAATGGATCGCGCTGCTCGGCCTCCCAATACTCGCTCAGACCCTCGCTCCACCTCCCGACGGCCAACAAGACCATGCTCCTGTTGAACCTGGCTCGCAGGGTCGGGGCTGCTCGCAGGGTCGCCTCACTCTCATCGAGAGCATCGGAGAGCTTGTTGGCTCGGTAAAGCTCGACCACCCTGTTGAAGTGGAGCAGGTATCCGGCGATATCTATTCCCACCTGGTTAGTGACGCTCCTTCTTCCGATCGGCTTTCCGCCGACGACCACCGTGATCGAGCCTGGCACACCGGAGGAGTGGCCATTGGTCTTGACCTCGAGCACCTCTCCATGCTCGGTGAGACCGCGCCATCCGTAGGAGGTCTGCTCATAGGCGATCACCGGATCGAGCTCCGGGAGGTCATCCACGAACGGACTCACGCCGAACTCCATGGTGATTACTTCCACGCCGGGGTCAGCCACGCCACCGCCCGCGGGTCTCTCAGCGCCCAAGACACCGGCCACCTCACCTTGATGGCGATCGCGTCCGTCTGCCACACGCTGCGCTCCGGACCCATAGTGCCCGCGGCTCCTGGCGCGGTATCCATCACCAGCGCCGCGGCGTTTACCGTCTCGATCTCTGGGTCGATACTGAGGGCCGCGGCCACCGCCTGGGCGGCCACCGCCACCAGATCGGCTCCCACCGCGGCAGACGGCAATACGGCGAGGTTTGGGTCCTCGGCCACGAACCTGACCTTCATGCTGCCGTATCGTCCCACCGATGAGATGAGATAATATGGGCCGCGACCTCCGACCTGACCGACTGAGTTGAGCAGCGTGGCCACGTCCTCGAAGAATGCTCCGAACGGATCGGCGTTGGCCGACGCGGCAGAAGTGGCGATGCCGTTCCTTATTCCCGCAGGGGCGGCCGCACTAGCGGCAGCAGCCCCAAAGAACACGGCGTCGATGGCCATGGCGGCAGACTTGACCAGCGCGTCCGAGATGAGCGCCTCTGCGTTCGAACTCTCCATCATCTCCCTGGTCAACACGCTGATCGACGCAGCCTTGTACGGACTGATCTGGACCGCGGCCGTGGAGAATTGCCTGACCGGAATGGGCTGGCCCTCTGCGACAAAACCACCGTTGTTGACAGTGGCGGCCAGCGCCGGAACCGTGATGGCTCCATAGCCGTCCCAGCTCACCACCAGGCCGGCCCGCATCACATCCACCGCGCAGGTGGCCGCAGAGAGCGCCTCGACGGCATCGGCCACCACCTTCGCGACCAGCTCTGCCGCCCACCCAGACACCGTAGTCATCGCCGGAACGGAGGCCGCGCGGAGCAACAGCGCCGCCTGCAACGTCTTGTCGTTCGGCCACATCACGGCGGCCACGTCCCACATCTTGCAGCGCTTGAGCGCGGCCAAAGTCTTGACCGTGAGCAACCGCGAGAACAGATTGCCCGGAGGAAGCTGGAGCGGGTCCTGCTTGAACGGCTTCACGCCCGGATCGCCGTATTGATGCTGTATGCTCATGGCTCTCTCCTAGATGAATTGCCAATCCACCGTGCCCTTGCCGTCTATGCCCAGCGCCGCAGCCAGCGCCGGCGACAGATCGATCCCGGCGCCGTTGGTAGTGGTGCCCTCCATGTCCGTACCGCTCTCGGCCTGCGGACGCTCGCCGGTGGTCCAGTACGGGTCATTGGTGTTCCACGGACCCACGTCCCATATCTCGGCGATAGCGCTGAGCCCGGTGAACAAGTTGTACACCCGCACCCTCGGGCGCTCACCCTCGATGCGATCTGGCAGCGCCACGTATAGATCGGTGTCATTGAGCACCTTGTTCTCGTCATAGGCCGAGACGTTGTGGTCGCTCTCTCCGCCGAATACCGTCGCGATGATCCCGCACTGGTTGGGTGGGATCACCGGCGCGTTGTGGAAGTCCTGCCCATTGATCGAGACAGTGACGTCTCCGTGCATCTTTATCTTCATGCTGACCAGATTGAGACAGCGAGACGTACCACTGACCCGCTGGCCATTGATCACTACGGTCACGTCACCCTCTATGGTGCCAAAGATGTCGACCCGGTTCTCGCCGCTGACTTCGGCCGGTGGCTGCTCGGGCTCCGGCGGAGGGACACCGGCGATCGCTTGCCCAGAGATGACCGAGGCGATCGCGGCACAAATTTCACCGAACTTCTCTCGATACAACTCTGCGTCGGCCGAGCTGTCAACGAAGCAGACCTCGAGCAAGATCGCAGGTTGTTCGGTGTTATTGAGGAAGTACAGATCGTCGCGATACTTCGCTCCTCTGTCGGTGAAGTCGCCAGAAGAGGCGATGGCCTCGGAGGTCTTGGAGGCCAGCTCTTGCTGGGTCACGTACAGAACCTCGCAGCCCATCGGTTTCGAGGTGGTTTGGTAGGCGTTGAAGTGGACCGAGACGTCGAGGTCGCGGTCCTGGGCGTTGTGGTAGTCCACGATCGCCTCGAGGTTCTCGCTCTGGGTGTCCGAGATGTCATCGTGGAAGGTCTTCACGCCTACCCCGCTCTTGAGCATCAGATCGGCGACCGCCTCGACGACCGTGCGAGCCTCGTCCACCTCGTCGAGGTAGCCACTGGCGCCGCGGACCTTCAGCCCGTGGCCGGAAGAGATTACGACTCTCATCTCACTCGCCCTCCCGCGCAGGAATTACCACGACGTCGCCGTCGCTCAGCCTCTCGCTGAGCCGGAGTGACCTGAGATACTCCATCTGCCAGGCCGTCAACATGACGTTGGTGATCAAGAGACCACCGCACCCGGTCTTGGCCGCGAACTCTGGCTCCGGCTCTCTGAAAACCAAATCGATGTAGTCCATCTGCGGTCTCCTTCTCTGGTGGTGATCAACACCCCTTGCAGATCGGGGGTGGCGGCGGAGGCAGAGCTGGATCATCGGACTGAGATGTGGGGAAAGCGGAGGTCGCCCCCACCTCCCGCGACCAGCGACAGCAGGGCTATCAGCACCAGGATCAGCACGATCAACCACACCGCCTGCTCGACCCGTTGAGGGATAGCGATCGCCATCACCTGTCTGAGCACATAGAACACGAAATAGATCACGGCGCAGATGACGATGACGCCGATCAAAATCCACAACAGACTGATGGCAATGCTGATCATGTTCGCCTCCTCTGTTCATGCTATCAGTGTATCGATGTCAATGACCTTGGCCTGTTCCTTCACGGCGCCGGCGGACAGGGCCATGGCCATGGCTACCAGCGCGTCGATCCGAGAGCGGTACTTGGAATTGGACTTGTCGAACTTGCGGCCTCCGGCGGTGTCCTTGATCACCACGGCGTTGTTGGCACACCACGTCAGTACGGGATGGAGCCCGTGGCATATCTTGCCCTGGATGATGAACCGCTCCACCACGTCCACCGCGGGAGTCATGTCCTTGAAGCCCTGACCGTGCTCTATGAGAGGGACGTTGCAGCCGATGGCCTCCAGCTCCCGCTTGACCTCCGCCAGTCGCCAACGGTCGAAGGCCAATCCCTTGATTGGGTTTTGAGCGTTGACCTCTGCGATCTTCTTGGCCACGGCCCTCGGGTCTGTCGCTATGCCGGCCGCGATGATCAGACCCTGCCGCTCCCACACCTCGTACGGGACGCCGTCCTCGTCTCCGCGCTCCTTCAGGTTGCCGGGGACCCACACCCAGGGCTTGATGTGCCACAGCCCAGTGGTCGGATCGTCTCTGGCTACCACCAGAGCCGTGAGGTCTCTCGTGCTGCCCAGGTCCAACCCGGCCCACACCGGGTGGCCCGGGGGGATGACCGGCTCTGCGCCGCAGGCCTTCCACGCACTAGGTTCCATGAACCGCGCCTCCGCGGCCACCCGCTGGTTCAGGATCAGGTTGCGGAACGCGTTCTCCTTGGTCGGCATCCTCTTGGCTTGGTTGGCCAGCCGGCGAACATCTTCCAGAGACCGGAAGTCGTTCAGGGCTGGGTTGGCCAGCTCCCAGTTCTCCGGGTCCCACGGGTCGGCGTCCTCCGGGGCGGCGTACAGCGTGAGGTGGAACGAGTTGTCCTTGATCTCCCCGGCGTTCACCTTCACGCCGTAGTCGATCAGGTGGCTCAGCGGCGCGTAGCTGTCCGCGGCCTGGGTGGAGATGACCAGCATCAGCGGTTCTTTCCTGGCGCCCATCGCGCTGTCCATCGCGTCGTAGAGGTCTCTGTCCGAGGCCTGGCCATACTCGTCGTACACCACGAAGCTCGGCGAGAGACCCATCTTGGTCTTGGCCTCCGACGTGAGCGTGCAATAGATCGTCCCGTTGTACACGTCCTCCATAGACTTGGTAAATTTTGAAATATTTATCCTGGCGGCCAGCCAGGAGTGGTGGAGGACGATCGCCTCCATCTCGTTGAATATCTTGCCGGCCTGAAATCTGTCATTGGCGCAGGCGTACACCTCGCCCCGGCTCTCCGCCTCTGGCCCAGAGACGTGGGCCAACGCGAGGGCGGCGGCCAGTTGGGTCTTTCCGTTCTTGCGGGCCATGCTCAGGCAGGCGGTGCGGACTTGCCTGATCTCCCTGCCGGAGCTGACCCGATAGACCGCCCTGATGAACCGCTTCTGCCACGGCCGCAGGATCAGCTTCTTTCCGGCGTCCGCGCCGGAGGTGACCGTGAGGTCCTCGCAGAAGGCCATCACTCGCTCGGCTCGAGAAAGTCCCTTGGCATCCCACGAGTTGATCCTCTTGGGCGGTTCCTTGGACTTGGGGACGGCCCCGATACCTCTGCGACCCATGTGGTCTCCCTTGAATGAACGAACGCCAACCCCTACGAAACTGGACAGGAGGTCCGTCGTCGGCTGGGGACCTGTTACGGACCTCCTCCCACCTACGAGCAACCAACATAAGAGGGGCTCTTAAATCAATCTGCTCGTGATTAACACCCGGACCAACCGTCGCTCGTAAACCAGGATGCGAACCGAGGAACGTTTGGTCCGGGCTTTCTCTGACCTTGCGACCGGGGCGCTTACAGTCGTCCCTACAGTTTGAAGCTCGTGCCTTCGAGCTCGGCCGGAAGGGCAGAAAGTCATGGCGACTGGTCGCCTCTCCTCCCGTGTCTGGCGGGCTCGGTGAACGTGAAGTCCACCTGCTCGGACAACTTCGCGCCGTTACGAACGGTCACGGGCACCACCGCCGGTGCGAACAGTGATGGCTTCACGCCGGTGGTCACCTCGGCGCTGGATACCAGCGTGGTGGGCTCATCCTCTATGCCGAAGTGGATGATGGTCTCCGAGCCAAAGTTCGCGCCGCGGCAGTGGAGCACGAGGTCGGGGCCGCCGGAGACCGCAGAGTTGGGAGAGATGGAGAGCAGCACCGGGGGCTCGCTCGGGTCAGGAGCCGAGGCGGGCGGCGCGCTCGGGTCCTCGACCGGACTGCCATCGGCCTCCTTGTTCATCACGACGATACCGTAGTTGGCCAGGTTGCACTCTTCCTGCGTGGGTGTCGGCTTTGGCATGGGTCAGACCTTTCGAATACTTGGTGATCCATCAGAGAAGAAAATTCTTCTACGGTTCCATGAGGTCGTAGAATGGTTATCAGGATACCTCCTGAATGAGATTTCGGGAACTCACTTAGCAGGGGTCGATTTCGCATAACTCTTTGAGATCATACGAATATTTCGTAAATTCAAACCTGATTTCAAATATGTATGAATTCTCG